TAATAGGCCAGTGCCAGAACGCATTCCCTCTCCCCAAAATGCCTTGCAACCAAGACTGGAGCGACTTTGACGAATCTCACCTTGAACAAGAATGTCAAGCGGGTCAACCAATCAATTACTCACCCTTAGAGGGCGATATTTCCTTCTCACCTACCCCCGGTCAGACTTCAACCATGCGCACGCATGGATCCAACTCAACGAGAGAGGGGCCTGCGGAGCGATTGTTTGTTCCGAACTCCACCAGGACGACACCGAACACCGTCATATCGCTGTTGACTTCGGACGACGACGACAATTCTCCAACGCCCACCACACCTTCAACATCACCCTCGGTGATACGACCTGGACTGGCAACTACCAGACAGCAAGATCGTGGGCTGCCATCAGACATTATGTCGAGAAGGACGGAAACGTCTCCTACTTCGGCACTTCAGAGCCGAATTTGGAGCAGGCTAACCCGGAGACAGAGACTGAGGACATCATCGACGCGCTCACGCGAACCCAGTCCTACGCCGAATGGCTCGTCTGGACCATCAAACAGAAGATTAGTTTCGGACACGCTAACGCTCTTTGGCAGGAACTCAGAGGCAATCGACCTGCCACCTTACTCGAGGGAGACAACATCCCTGGGAACGTTGTGTTGCCCGAATTGCAACTACGAACTTTCAGTCAGGACACAAACCGAGCTCTCGTTCTCCTCGGCCCGTCAGGCGTGGGAAAGACCACCTGGGCCAAACTCAATATTCCGAAACCGGCCTTATTAGTAAGCCACATCGATGACCTCAAACACTTCAAAGTTGGTGTTCATAAAGGTATTATCTTCGACGACATGCACTTCGCGGGAGACGAAAACGGCAAAGGCGCTTGGCCAAGGACAAGCCAAATTCATCTAGTAGACTTTGAAAATCCGCGTTCTATTCATTGTAGACATAGGTGTGCCACCATTCCTGCAGGTGTATTTAAGATCTTTACTTGTAACGTGTACCCTTTTAGTGTAGACCCCGCTATAGAGCGGAGGATATATTTGATAACTTTAAATTTTTTACAATAAAACCCTAGCCTCACGCTGCGCGTCGCCCGACACCTAACCCTAAGTCAAGTGCGGACTACATTCTAACCCTAACCCTAAGTAGGTAGGGTTCAATAATAACCCTAACCCTAACCCAAGTTGACGACAGGAGCACCTGTATCGGTGTCCTCTGCAACTTGCTGACCTGTACCAGTAATAGCACCATCATATTGGTACTGACTAACAATAGTACGATTTTTGCCCACAGCCTGAGCTTCCATGTGATAATCACACATTACATCCACAGTAGCTGGGCCGTACCCTACATTCCCAGTAGCGATAGCATCTTGGACAACACCGCCACGAACAACAGCCATGCAAGCATAACTCTCACGTGCTATAGCGGCTAAATCATTCGTAAGCGCACGATTGTGTAAGCGATTCAACTGAATGCGCACAAAGTGCACGTGTTCAGCTCCAGGGTGGAGCATAACAAATTTGCTCGATTTAACATTCCACCATTGACAAAAAGATTCACTCTGAAAAGGTGTCGTACCAGGAACCGTCAAAGTGGGAGTGGAACCGGGACCGAACTCATCCGTCAGCCCGGCTGACCATGTCGTATACGGACTATTCGCCATGTTAAAAGCAACAGTAGGACGCCATTCTTGATCACGTCTTGCTACGCAATTATAAATCTTCAAATGCACCGGCGACGACGTCATAGAACGAAACGTAATCTTGAGAGAAATAAAAGGGATCCAATACCTAATAGTATTGACCCCGACACTTGTAGCAGCTTCATCAGAGAGAAGATTAGTCATCATCAACTCCGTATCTAAGAAGCTCGGAACCGCCTCAACAACAGTGCCGTTGGCAGGAGCAAGACCATTGTTAAAGAGGTTAACCATGTTAACCCCTTGACGATTGACGGCTGAAGTAATCTTGCTGAACGCAACACTATTCATATGCCGAGGAGCGAGAAGCTTACGAAATCCCTTCGGCACCTTCACACCACGCCGAACCGAGTACCGAAAGCTACTGACCGAACCATCAGTTCCAGCAGACCCTGCAGAGGGCCCGCGACGACGCGTGCGGGTACGTGTGGCTGAAGACGAGCGGCTCGCCTTTACCCTAGAAGAACTCCGACTCTTCACGCGCTTATACGCATCGTAAGCTGTACCCGCGGCACGTGCCACGTTCGAAGCCATGTGCCAATTCGAAGGGAGCTTCCGACGGCCACGGGAAACCGAACGCGAACGACTGCGCTTTGCCATATTTGGTAAAAGGAAGAAAAGGTAAAAAATTAAAACGCGAAAAGTTTTTTGCTTGATCGGTGATCGTGATCATGATCAACACAGCGGGGAACGCGTCCCCACCTTCCTTTTATAGTAATCGGGGAGAGGGAGGCGCATGCTGCCACATTGCCACTGGCCTATTGTAATATTA